TAGGATTATTATCTCCTTGTCGTACAACTTCTTTAAGATAATAAGTATTACTAGCAATAAGAAAAGCTTGACTAGTTTTCTCATTAACAGGTGGAAGCTGACTAGAGTCACCAAGCATTATAACTTTAATTTGAAGCTTCTTACATTTATTACTAATATACTTAACAAGTTTAGCATTAAGCATAGAAGCTTCATCAATAATTAAAACTTTAAGACCATCTAGTTTATCTTTTCCAACAGGATTAAAGGCAGGATTTTCAGGGTCAAAATTTTCAATATTAACATCAAGTCTAAAACCAAATAATGATTGAATAGTATTAACTTCTTTTCCACCAATAGAATTACTAAGAACTCTACAAGCTTTATGTGTAGGAGCAGCACAACCTATAACACCACCAGACCATTTGCAATTATTAATAACATATTTAATAACAAATGTCTTACCTGTACCTCCAGCACCGCAAAGAGCATTAATATATTTCTTATCATCCCAAGGCTGTGCAAGAAACTCAATAAGTTCATGCACAGCTATTTCTTGGTCTTTAGTAAACTTAATGTTAGTATCTTTTCTATTACTATTAGCAATATTAAGATTACCAATCATTACAATTCGTTGTTTACATCAATAAGATTATTTTTAACTTTATCTTCATATTCTTTCCATTCTTGAAAAGCTAAAATAGTAGATTCACTATCACCACGATTATAACACGTAGTAATATGAAACAATTCCTTAGCAAAAGGCATTTTAACAATTTTACCTTTAGCTATAAGTCCAGCAGCAAAAGGAATATAAAATCTAGTGTCAACAGTTTTTCTATTTTCACTATCTCTTATAATTTTAATTCTATGATTATATTTATCTAATCGACGAGCATAAACAACTTTCTTTCCTTTAGTTCTGTAACTTTCACCTGTAATGCTATATAGTTTGCCATTGTATTCTACTTTATAAGTACCATCAATATATCTAATAATACCTTCACATTTGGCAACTATAATAACATATTTATTGACTATTCCTTTCTCTTTGGATTTACCTACAACTCCAAATGAGAATTTAAAGCTAACCATAGCATACTACTTTCTTTTAATAGTACGCATACGTTTATCAACAGCACGAGTAATACTTTTAAAAGTATTATCCTCTGCAAATTTAGCTTTACGAGCAGCCTTTTTAGCAGCTTTCTTAGCAGCAATTTCTTCATCACGTTCTTTTTGTTGTTGAATAACATCAACAATCTCAACATGATAACCACAATAATGAGAAAGAAAATCAATCTTACCACTAGTTCCATTACCAATAGAACTATTTTTAGCTACTTTAATAACTTTACTAGCAGGATTGATTCCAATAACAGCGTCAACATTGTTAAGTTGACGAACAACAGAAACTTCATCATACTTTTTCATAAGTACTTTACATTTTTAAAGATTAATAATTATATATTTAATAAAAAGATAAATTATAACAATAGCAATATCTCTTACAATAGCCTTATTAAGTTCCTCACCACTGTCATATCCATTAGAAATAAGATAATTAGCTCTAACATGAGAAATTAATATAATAAAACAAATAGTAATAAGTAATATCAAATCAACACTTTCACTCATATCAATAGTATTTAAATTAATAACATTAAGATTAGTAGAGCCACTACGCTACGCTCCGTGGCGACTCCCCGTAGAGGATGGAAGCAAGCTAGCCATTAAACTTTCTTTCTAATAATATCATTAAAATCACTAGCAAGTTTACCAATCCTATCTTCAATTCTATCTAGTCTATTTCTATCTCTATCTCTTTTAACTTCCCATTGTTTATTAATATCGCAAATATCAATTTGAATCTTTCTAATCCAATTTTGAGTATCATTAATATCTCTAATAAGTCTATCTAGTTTTTTACTAACAATGGTAATTCTTATAAAAAGATATACAGATAAACCAAATATCATACCAAGTATAAAATGAGAAACATTTTCAATCATAGAAATAATGATAAAGTTTACGAATAAGTTCAAATCTAGTATCAGTAATATTATAAATTTTAAATGCTTTAGCAACAAAATCAAAATCACCATATTTAAGTAAAGCATCTATATAATCTTTAATATCACTAAGCCACATAATAGCACTAACAGAATATCTATCACTATCAGTATTAGTAATATATTGACCAATACCTTTAGCAATAGTATCAGCAGTTATATCATTAATAATAAACTTATCAGTAAACCAATTATCTTTTATATACTGTTTATCAGTATATTTATCACGAAAGGTTTTAGATAGTTTATTACATAAATCAATATAAGAACGAGCAGCAGTTCTATTATTATGATTAACAAATTGAACATCTTTAACTTTAAGAGTTAAGTTCATACCACATTCAATAATACGAACTTTAATTTGTTTTTTATCCTCATTAATATATAGAACAATAGCAAGTTTATCTTTCCAATAGCCAGTATTCAAAGTAACTATATCATAAAGTTTAACTTTAAATCCAGATGTAATAGTACCATCAATTTGTTTATAAGTAATATAATTCATAATAAAACTGTATTAAATTTTTAGTTTAACATTTATTAGCTAGTTCTTTTGCCCTGTATTGAACTCAATATTAATCGTGATAGATTAATCAGATTATATATGAAAATTCAACAGAGAGCAAAAGAACCGTATCTATGAATGTATTATGAACATAAATAGTTAGTCATTACTAGTAGGCTCTGCATTTTGTTCATTATTCTTACCATCACGTTTAAGACGTTCTTTAAGAATATGTTCAGATACAGAACCAAGTTTACATTCACTAACACAACGACTAACACCTTTAGCATGAGTTACAGTATATACAATAGGATAATTAATATATTTATTATTACCTACTGTACGTTCGATTTTAGTAATTCCAACTTCGGTTACAATACCAACACAAACACCAAGCTTAGTTTGATTATGATATTGATAAGTATATTCCATATAAACTACTTGTCCTTTTTTAAACTTAGCTTGTTCTTCAATGTATCTATCTAATAGACCATCAAAAATAAAAGAATCATAATTATCCATTTTAATTATATATTTAAAGTTAATAATATACATACTAAAAAGCCTAGCACTATCTTCACAGACAATGCTAGGCAAAACTACAAATACGAAATCATATAAAACGAAATGTTTGACACAGACATTGTTATTACTAATTTCACAATCAATAATAACATTATTAACACCAAATCAAATATGACATATAACACTTGGACTATGATAAATATTAATAGCACTATCTTCACAGACCGTACTATTACAAAAGTTACAATTAGAAATTAAAACGGATAATAACAATATCATAGTTTCGGAGTTCAATTCCTCCATCATCAGCAAGTGAAATAATACTATTATCTTCACAGACAATAGTGTTAGAAATACAATCAAAATTATGTGGGATTATTTAGCAGATTTATTTGCTTTTCTACGTTTAAGTTCAGCATAAATTTCATCATCACTAACATTCTTAAACTTATTCTCTTGTTTATTATTATCAACAGATTGATTAACCATTTTAATAATTTCATTACGTTCTTTATAAGAACTATCAACAATATGTTGACTTATAAAATGATTAATTTTAGTATTAGCTTCAACAATATTAATAATCATATCTTTAGCATATTTAGGAAAAACAGCAATAATAGGTTTAAGAATATCTTTATCTTCAATTATACTATCCCAACGATTAATAAGCCAATCAAGTTCAAATCCATCTTCAGTAACAAGTTTAATAATATCTTCTTGAGTTTTACCAAAATCATTAATATATTTTTGTTCTTTAAGAACATATACAAATAAAGCTAAACCTCTAACATATTGGTCTGGAGATAAACCTTTATCTTTAATATCATTAATGAATTTATTAAGAAGATTACAATCTTCTTTATATTTACAGGTATCACAAGTAATACTATCACAAGATTTACCAAAAACTTCATCAAGAATAACTTTAATATTAATATTTTCCATAATTTTATTTATTTAATCATAATAACCAAAAACATCATTTTCAGGGTCAACAATAGGACTATCGTTAACTATTGGTTCCCAAGCAATATCGTCAAAATCTTGACTTAGGCATTCTGCATGAATTTCAACACCTTCAACATTATTATTGAAATATGTATCATCTTCAACAAAATAAATATCAGTTCTTTCCATATCTTTATATATAAAATAAACTCCGAGTAGAGGATAGTTATCATCAACGTGTTAACTATAACAAACCCAATAAACAAAATGGATAAAAATGGCAAGCAGATGAGAATTAGCTTTAACAAGCTCAACAGCACTATCCATCCTCTACGGGGAGTCTATACTACAAACTTAACTAGCCTCAGAATCTTTATTCTTTTTATGAAGTTCAGTTTCAGTATCAATCATAATACCAATAACTCGCTGACTATCACTAGCAACATCAGCATGAGCTTTAACTAAAGCATCAATGAATAAATCATCTGTATATCTATATTCTCTACGAAGTCCACCATCAGCAGTAACTCTAAACTTATTCCATAAGAAGTCAACATAAGCACCTTTAGAATTACATATTCTTCCATCATCTTCAAGAGCATGAAGAATATTAAGAGAAGTATGACGTCTAAATGCAGCATTGAATTTAACAATACAAACTACATCAAGAATATGTTGAGGAACATTAATCCCAACAGGAACACCACGTTTATCAGTCTTAGCATCTTTAAAATCATTATCTTCATTAGCTTGACTAACAACAGTAGTTTGTTCTTCCTGTTTACGAACTTTACTTTGTTTCTTCTTCCTAGCTTTATTCTTAGGCTGAACAGTTTCACTACTAACAACAGCATTAACTTGTGTATCTTCTTCAGGAACAACAAGTTTACCTTCTTGTTTAGCTTCTTCTAAACTTTCAGCCATAGTTTTCTTTCTAGGCTTAGATTGAACATTACTAGTAACATTATCAAAATTTACCATAACACTTATAAGTTTAAGATTAATATTATTATCAGTAGCAATATTACTCTACTGAACAACACGACAAATATAATAATTAAATATAATACTCCAAATATATTATAATTTATTTATACTATAATTCTAACTAATAATCAATAGCTATATTAAAATAACTAAAATCATTATAGCAATAGGAATTAATTTACCACGAGTATAATAAATATCAATAGTATCAAGAGTATCATTAGTATAAAGAGAATCAGTAATATCAAGAATATTAAGAATATCATTAGTAATACCACCAGTAATATTAGCATGACTAGTATTAATAGTAATTATAATACTGATAGTATTAATAGTGCTATTATTAGCTAGAACTAATGCTATTGGTCATTATGACTAGAAGTCTTATTAGACTTGATAATACTGTTAGGACTAGTCTTAATACTGGGCTTAACGATAAAGTTCATGACGAAACTAGAGTTAAAGCTGATGTCAAAACTAATGTTGATGATGATGGTATAACCAAAGGTTATAATGAATGAGATTGAGAAGATGATAGTATAACTAATAGTTATAGTGGTTATAATGAAAAGTTATGGAGTTATAACGAGAAGTTATAGGAGAGAAAGAGAAGTTATAGGAGAGAAAGAGAAGGAGTTGGAACAATAGGTTTAGATTGATTATTAGGAGTGTTATTAATAGGATGAAGAGGATTAGGAAGAATGGCAGTGGGACTAGTCTCTTTAGCATCACCATCTCCACATTCAATTCCACATTCACCACTACCAAACTCACTCTCATCTCCACATTCAACCTCAATTTAACCCTATTTGAACCACATCCATCTCCACCATTTCATTCTCCACGAAATCCACATTCACCACTTTCATCTCCATATCCTCTTTCTCCACATTCAATACCTCTCGTCACCTCTAATTTCACCTCTATAACTTTTTGTTATGAGAGTAAATCTCCATGACCAATATCAGTATAACAAAATGTTATAGGAGTAAATCATCATTAATTTCATTAGTAGAATTATCATCAGTAACTACATTATAATCATGGCCATCAAGACTATTATCAATAATACGAGCGATACCTTTTAATTTACCAGCAATACCAAGTCTGCTCTTATTAACACTATCATATATTTTTGTTATATCTTCAGCATTACCATTAGTAGTAATATTAGTAATAGCAAGAAGAATACAATCACTAGTAGGATGAAGTTTAGTAAGTTCAACAGAAGTAATAGAATTATCATTCTCAACTTCAATAGTAGTAATAATACGATGTACTTTCATGATGTTTAATATTAGGATAAGACTTATCAGAACTTGCAGCTAGGTCTTGGTTGATAAGTCTTATCAGACTGTTAAGTTCGTTTGCTGCAATCTATTTAATGTTGATGATGAGCATTTCCATGTTGAACACTAGCAACAGCATCAACAAAACTATTGTTGATAACATCAGTGCTACCAACCCGAAGGTCAGTAGCACTATGTTCATTAGAATGGCAAATCGTCATCACTCATTGCAGTAGCAACAAAACTAGCCGCTTTAGCTTTAGCCTCACGCTTGGCAGCAATGGCAGCACGAGCGTCCTCCATAATCTGCTTGATAAGCACATTATATGCACCAACAAGAACAGGGTCAGCAGGCTGTTCGATACCTACAATATGATATACATATCTATCATAATCCACAACATTGTAAAGATTGTCTTTACGAGTAAATGGATTACGGTCTTGTACGCCAGCAGGTACAAACTGGCAAAGAACTTTGACAGCAACACCAGTCAGATACATACTAGCAAAGCCAGCTTCAGCAGCCTCGCCAACATAGTTGACAAATCTACCGTAGAACTTGTCTTTGCGCATTACAAGCAGTATCTGATTGAATGGCATCTGAACAGCACCAAGCATACCCATTCGATGTGTACCATCAGGCATACTTTGAGCACCTTTGACAGGACTAGCAATAGTAACAAACGCATTGAGATAAGACTTGCCATTACGACCTGTACGTTCTTGACAATCAATATTAGTAATGACAGTAGTCATTACATAACTATGACCATCAGTACAGATGCGTCTAACAACATCATCAATGGTTTCCACTTGCGCAGAACTTTGGTTATCTGTATCAACAGTAGATTGAACAGGTTTGTTATCTGTATCAACAGTAGGTTGAACAGGTTGATTAACACTAGTAGTTGGTTCAACTACATTAACACTCTCAGGAGCAGCAGCACCTTGTGCAGCTTGTGCTAAATCTTTAACGTCTGGCATGACTATTAAGTATTTAATTACGCTAATCAGTAGCATTACTGACAGTTGTTTTCGTTTCAACTGCAAAGTATTTAATGTTGATAATGAGCAACATCATCTAGTAGAGATTAATCTCTACTAAGATAACTAACAATAGCCGATAGTATTCCAAATACAACAGCAGTAATTTGTTCATCACTAGTTGGCTCTACTTTCAATGCTAGTATGATAGCTAGCATCATCAGTATGATGGCAACTAACAACAATGGTTTGTTTGTTTTCATAATGATTGGTATTAATAGTTAGTAATATAATGAGATGAATAATCTCAATGTATTTAATGTTGATAATGAGAGCGAGAACTTTACTTTCTCCTAGAACTTGACGGGGGTAGTCAAGACGAGTTTAATGACCCACCCCTTATACTCACTAGCCTCACCAAAACATTAATATACATTATTTTCAATACTATCACTTTTACTATCATCTTCAACATTCTTACTATCATTATCAAAACATTAATATACATTACTATTATCTTCATAATTTTTATCTTCAGTATTTTCGTCATTATCCTTACTATCATTACTATTATATTTAACTCAGTCCTCACCAATATCTATAACTTCAGTTGCATACAAATCTTTATTCGCAATTACAATACCTTTATCAGTATCATTTTTAAATAAAATAAATTTATCAACTATA